ATTAACAGGAGTAGAAAAACCAATAGTAATAAGATGAACAGGCCTAATATCATTAGTCGCTAGTTCGTTCTTTATCGCTGTTGTTAAGGCTCTCGTCATATTTCTCGTATGTTGTTCTTATTAACTTTTCGCTTTGTTCTACCATAATAAAGCTAAAACTTCCATCTGGAATAGTATTTTGTTTTAAATTGTTTTTTTCTGAATCTATTTCAGTTTCATCAACAACTTTTTCTGCTACAAAATCAGCAGTTACATGATGCCTTACTAAATATTTTGTCATCTATAATGTTTCTTCTACATCAAATTCAAATTGATACAACAATGCACCATCATTAGCAGTTCCAACTACACCAAACTCTTGAATATCATTTGTTAAATGTACTGTAAATGGAACATTATCATAAGTTACTATAGAATCATCTGCTANTGTTTGTAATAAAGGTGGCTCAATAGTTACTGTTGAAGCATTACTAGAAGCCTGAACATCTGCTACGATCATATATACTTTATCGTGACTAGCAAATTTAATAAAATCTCCTGACTTAAATGCGTGTGGATTATCGTTGTGGTGTCCGTCCATAGCAATCGTTGTATCTCCTACTGCGTGAGAACCATTAACTCTTACTGTATTTGTTTCATTACCCCTAGCATCTTCTATTTCTGGTGGGATTATAGTAAAGTTTTCTTTGCCTGATCTTTGTTTAACTATAAAGGCCATTAACTCTCCATAAACATCTGATCTAGTTCCTGTAACAATACGAACAGTAAAAGACCATCTTTGATTATCTATCTGTCTAGCAAGTTTTTTACCAGATACAGTTTTTGAAATAATAGTATTTTGAATAGACTTTATTCCTAAAGTTTCAAATTTAGCAGAAGATATTGGAAAAGCACCTGACATTAGATTATAGCTTTAGCCCCTCTCTCATTAACAGCATTGTTAATTAATTGCGTTATAGTTCCTCTTGATCTAACTAATAATTCTTCAAAGCCTGAAGCGTCAACTGTATTTATATTAAAATTAACTGTTGCACCTTGTTGAGAAGTTCCTCTAGCGTTTTGTTGTATTTGTCCTGTTGAGTTAGGTACGAACAATTCTGCACCACGCTCTCCAACAATCGTTGGCTGTCCTTTTCTTACAGAACCACCACTAGCAAACATCTTTAATGGGTTGCCACTTCCACCACCACCACCGATAGCGTTTAAAAACATCTGTAAAGCAATCTGTCTTTTAAGGTTAGAATTTTGTTTTCTTATTAAATTATCTTTATCTGCTTGTACTTTTTGATCTTCCTTGCCTAGAATTTTTTGTATTCCAAGTAAAGCAATATATTCTATTTGTTTTGCAATAATGTTAATCAAAACATTTTGTGCAATCTTTCTTAATGTTTCTCCAAAACTTTTTCCTAAAACTACCATTTCTGCAAGTCCTCTTGACATTTGTTTAATTCCTTGAACCATACCTTTAGCGATAGTTTCATGAATTTTTTCAAACCCATCTTTTGCGTTTTGAATTTCTTTATTTACCAATTCTCCTAATGCCTTTTTAATTTTATCTATGCCTGTTTCAGTTTCTACAATCTTCATACCCTCGTGTATATTAAAAGCTGGTGCTTTTGATATGGTAATAGGTTTTATTGGTATTCCTAATAATTTTCTTAAATCTTCATAAAGTTTGAAAGATATTTTTATAGCTTTGTTTAAAGTTTCTAACATCTTTGTTATTCTATCAATTACAAATGCTAACGCTTCTCCTAATGCTACAATCACAGGGTCTAATGCTTTTAAAGTTTCTGCAAGTGTATTATTCATTTTTGTTAACGCACCACTAAAACCAGCTTGTCCTATGTCGTCCATAGCACCTCTGAAAGCAATTCCTAAATTAGAAGATGAAGTTGAAAGGTTATCTAATTTTTGTTGAGTAGCACCAGCAAACGCTTTATCAAAACCTACTTCTAATGCAGTTAATATTTTTCTAGCACCCTCTGTTGATTGACCAAATTTAGCAATTTCTAATCTAGTAATTCCTAATTGTTCTTCTAGTATTTTAAATACAGGAACACCTCTGTCAGCAATTTGGTTAAGTTCTTCTAAACCTAGTCCACCTTGAACACCTCTAGAGAAAACTCTAGTCATAGAATCTAAAGTACCTATTTGATCAGTTGTAACAGCAGCAGTATCAGTGAACATTCTTAAAAGTTTTTGTGTAGGCTCTATACCTGACGCTTTCAAAGTAATGAATGAAGTTGTTAATTGCTCTACACTAAATTGAGAATCTAAAGCAAATTTTGTAATGAAGTCAAAAGCCTCTGCACCTTTTTTTACTGATCCTGTAACTGAAGAAAGTGAATCTCTTAAATCTTCAAAGTTTGAACCAACATTTGCGATACCTCTTAAAGCAACAGCACCACCCAAAGTAACAAAAGCACCTTTTAAACTAAATACAGCATTTTTAATTGAAGCAAGTCCACCTTTAACAGATCGTAATGCACCTTTGGTTTTATCTTGTGCTAATATGTTAATTTTTAAATTTGCCATTATCTATGTTTGCTCTTTGTTATTTCAGCTTCTTGTTCCTCTTGTTCTAAAAGCATAAATCCTAACCAATGATTATACTCCCAAACTTCCATTTTGAGAAGTTCAGATAAAGTTATTTTTAGCCTATCTGCAACGATAAGTAAATTTTTTAATTCTATGGAATTTTTTAGTTTTTTTTTACTTGCTCTGGAGTAATGGCTTGCACCATAGCTGACGATATTCTCGAAAGAACGTCAGAATCTACTTTATACATTAGTGCTAGTTTATCTTCTGCCTTGAACACTTTCTTGCCATCTTTATCTAAAGACTTCATAACAACAATGTCTGCAAGAATACTTACATCATTTAAGTTATCAGACTTTTTGAATAAAGTATTTTTTTCAGAAAGGTTTATAGGATTCCAATACAATATTGTTGCATTGCCATGTTCGTCTTTCCATTCAGGTACTTCAATAGATTGAACACCTAAAGATTCAAAGTGCGATTTCGCAATATCAATAACTGACATAAATTAAGATTATACAGTTCCTATTGTAAGAGCACCCGTTCCTTGAAAAGTTACGTTTCTAGAAATTACTGCGTCCATTGAGTTTGTAACTGACATTCCTGTAACTACTCCTGTACCAGCAAAACTTCTGTCGCCACTTGCATTACCCTCTGGGAGTAATATAAATGAGATTGAAGCACCAGCAACTAAAGTTGTTTGAGGTGTATCTGTTTCATCAAAGTTCATTTCTAAAGTTCCTGAAAATGAAGTTCTTCCTGCTAAAAACGATTTTGTTGCGTCTGTCAAAGCTGTATCTTCAACTACGTCTGCTGAAGTTTCTAGTGTAAAGCCTGTTAGTTCTCCAACAGCTGTTCCACCAGCAGTTACAACTCCTTCTTTTCCGTGATGTGTTGCCATTTTGTTTCCTTTTTACTTTTAGATTGTTGTTGTTTTTCTTGCTTATACCCTAGACTTAAAAAATGTTCAAGATTAGATTCATTAATAACTATCTCTGAATTACCTTTATATAATTTAATATCTTTAGCCATAAGCCCTTTTACTATTTATCTTCTTCTTCGTCAAGATCATTGAACTCATCAAGTTCAGGAAATTGCTCTATATCTTCGTTACTTTCATCTTCTTTAAAATTGTCTATTTTCTTTCTAGCGTCCATACATAATAGAGATATTTCATCTACTAATTTTTCTATATCGTCTAATTTGCTTTCAACTTGATCTATTACTTTATTTGCTTTAGCCATTATGGTGTACCTGATTGATATTCATACATACATCTAATTGTCATTCTTATTCCACCAACAGGAAACAAACTACCCTCGTCAGTTTCTACTTGAATGACTTCTGTATCTAATGCGTTATTGCTTCTCGTAGGGTCTGTTTCTAAAGCTGTTTCAATAGCAGTGATTAATTGATTTCTTGCTGTATCAATATTTGATTCTGCACCTTTAACAAAACCTAGTATAACAAAATCAATCGTACCTATTCTTGTTTTAGCACCACTACCCATCTCTGAATCATCTCTGTTTTCTTCAGACGTTTGAACTATGACTGCTGGATATTGTTGTGCAGAAAGTTCGTCAATAATAAAAGGTTGTCTTGTTGCTTTTTTAATTGTTATAGGGCTAGAGATACCTGAAATAGTAGATAATAAATTACTAGCGATATTTTCTCTGACACTCATATTCTTGCTCTCTTTAATTCTTTTTCAATAAATTGATTGAATGATTTGTTTATAATCTTTTCTGTTCTATTATTAAAGCCAAAAAATTCTCTTTTAGGACTATTAACTACTTGATTCCATAATGCTTTATTTCTTTCCTCTGCTCTAGCAAAGCCTAAAGTGATTTTATGTTTTCCTGTTTTAGTTATTGCTTGATTTGGCGTTAAAGCACCTAACATCTTTCCTGAATACCATAAATCAACATTAGTTTCTTTTCCCTCTTTTTGTAATCTTTTTAAATATCCCTCACTATAAGGTGCAAAAGGTTTGCTGTTAAAATCAATTCCTTTTTGTGTTTTAGTTCTAATAATATCTAATAATTGAAAACCAGCTTGTTTAACACCTTTGTCGATTGCTCTTTCTAATGCACTTTCAAATTTATCAACTTTTCTGATTACTTCTTTAGAATTAGTTTTAGTTTTAATTACTATACCTTTAGCAAAATTGCCTAAACCTCTTTTAATTTTATTTACTTGGCCTTGTGGTATTTCTGCTTGTTTGGTATCTTTAGAGATAAGTTTTCTTATACCAATTCCTGTTGCAACTCTTTTCAGGATTAAAGGTATAGCCATTATCTAACTAATCTATTTGCCCCATGTAAAGGCTCTCTTTCATTAACAGAGATTGTTTGATCTGCGTCAACATCATACTCAACGCCATCTTCTAATATTAATCTAAATTCTTTATTAAATTCTGACATATAATGTTCTGCCATTCTTTCAAATCTATCTTTTTCTGTTTCTGGCCTGAACTTACTTAAAGCGTGGCAAAAGAATCTACCAAGAAATAAATAAACACCAGCCCTTTCAAACTGATCTAGGTTAACTTTTGTATTAACCATTTCTGCTGTGTTTAAAACTGTAATGTCTGTGAAAATATTTGTTTTGTATATTGGCCACCACTGTATTCTTAATTGTCTAAATAAATCATTAGTAGTTTGTGCAAAGAAATTTGTAGCTTCAGTAGAATTAGAAGCTATTCCAAAATCAAAAATGTCTGGTTGATACTTTGTTACATCTCCAGCAACGATAACGTTTGCACCTGTATAATTAGCCATTTGTTACTTCCAGATTAAATAAATTATCAATAAAGCTAATGGAATAGAATACATTGGATTATTTTTAGATTTAATCCAAACCCATTTTGACCATTTCTTTAATTTTAGTTTAATTATTTTGTTCATCTTTTTTCTTTCTTGCTTTTCTTTTCTTTGGTTTTAAAGGAACTACGTTTTCCTCTTTAACTTCTTTTACAACATCTTGTGCTAGTTTGAAACCTCTAAAATCATACATAGCTTTATTAGTTTCATAATCTAATTCGCTTCTAGTGATTGTTTTGTTACCCCTAGTAAGAGTAACCATTGTTTGATTTGATAACACTAATTTAACCATTTATATTCTCCTATATTGATTGCGAGGGCAGTTTCCCACCCTCACAAAGTATCCAATTATTATTGGATAGATGAATCTGAATGTAACTCAACACCATATGAATCGTGGATTTCTCCAACACCATATACTGAAGTTGCTACAATCTCGTCTGCTCTTAAAGAGGCATCTCTTTGAGTTTCGATTTTCACATCTTGCATCATAGCGATTGCTAGTGCGTCTTTATGGAACACACCACCTTTGTAATCACCAGCAGTACCTGTGTTTGCTATATTTGAAGTTTCAAATACAGGCATACCAGCTAATCTACCAACAAATCCTGATCTTAATGCTTCGTTTGCTAAGTCATTTGCATTTGCGTTTGCAAAAGTATTAGTCAAACCAGCTTTTAAGTCATAAGCGATTTTAGGGTGTAGAACAACTGCACAGTCATCAATGTTAAGAGCATTTTCTCTTAAAGTTGAAAGTGCTTGGAAGATTATTGCAGATGAAACAACTGCTGTACCATCTCCTATTACAGTTGAGAAGCCATCAAACAATGCAGTTAAATCTGCGTCTTGTTTTCTTGCTAATGCTTCTCCAAACAATTTACCAATATCTCCAGCTACATTTCTTGGTGCTGAATTTCTTGCTAAATCTGTAAGAGTTGTCATAACACCAACCTCTGATGCAGTAATAGTTACTGAACTAGGGTTGATTGCTGTGTTAGATAAATCAGTTGCTTCTGCTACTGCTGA